TAGATTTAAAAAAAGAGGATATTCCATTTATTCCTGATTTAATTTGGGCGAGTCCACCTTGCACATATTTTAGTGTTGCTAGTATTGGTCATCATTGGCACAAAAATCATACACCTAAAACAAAAGAAGCAATTTTAGGATTAAAAATTTTAAATAAAACAATTTTAATTTTTGATTGGTATAAAACATCAAAGTTTTTTATGGAAAATCCTGTTGGTAAAATGAGGAGAATGGTTAAAGGAATAGATAGAGCTACAATAACTTATTGTAGTTATGATGATAAGAGAATGAAACCAACTGACATTTGGAGTAATAACATTTTTGATATGTTTAATTTGAATGGTTGGAAACCTAAACCAAAATGTTTTGCAGGAAATAAAAAATGCCAACACGAGGAAGCTCCAAGAGGAAGTAAGACAGGAACTCAAGGAATGAAAAACAATTATGAAAGAAGTAAAGTGCCCTATGAATTATGTAAAGAAATACTATTATCACTATGAATAAGTTCTTTGTACCTAAAGATATATATGAAGATAGGATAAACATTTGTAAGTCTTGCGTTTATTACTTCAAGCCTTCAGGACAATGTAAGAGGTGCTTATGTTTTATGAAAGTCAAAGCTAGAATATCAAGTCAAGAATGCCCTCAGAAGTATTGGAGTAAAACAACAGAGGTAGAAGTAAGAACAGATATACCTGAAGAAATAATAGCAGAGATTATATTACTTTGGGAAGACTTAAAAACAGGTAGAGCTAAAGACCAAACGGCAAAGAAGAAAATGATCGAGATATACAATACATTACATAACACGAACTACTCAACAGGAACTAATTGTGGTTCTTGTATAGCAGCTTGTTTTGATGGAATAAAAAAGATATATAAAGAATACTCAGGAAATAATTAATCAATAAAGGGTAAGACCTAAAAGCTTTTAATTTTTCAGACCTGAGTATAGTAGAGGGGGGTTTTCAGATGCCCCCCAATACAATTAACTAAAATAGTAATAATGAATATAATAGTAATATGGCCGTAGAAAGAACATACAAAACAATTAAATGGATATTGAAAGACAATATCAAAAAGAATGTCAGAGCTTTGTGGACTTGGAAGGACGACAACTTTACCTGCATATATGAAAACTATGATGGAGATGATAGGATTTATACTAGCAGTCAATTACTAAAACTTTTAACTAAATGATGATATTTACAATACTAGGAATTTGCACAGCAGCTTTTTTTTTCGTAGTTATACTTATGAGTATAATAGAAACAAGAATCAAAAACAGAACTAAAGAAAAGTTACTTTGGAAAATGGATAAGGTGGAAACAAGAACTGGAGGACTAGCACACGATAGAAACAGAACTTATAGCGAAATACAAAAGAAAGATGAAAAACAATAGAATACCAAGTTACTATATAGGAAGAAGATACAAGATAGAAGCTCGCAAAGTTATTGAAGACTTTGACTTATCTTATAATGTAGGAACGGCTGTTACTTATTTACTCAGAGCAGAAAAGAAACACGCAAGTCCTATTGAGTGCATACAGAAAGCAATCAATCACCTAGAGTTTGAACTTGACAAGCTAAAGAGATGAAAGATACTATACAATTAGTTACCTGGAAGGGTACAGTTAAAAAGTACGGATATAAGGAGTCTAAAAATAAGGGTACAAGATTTGGGATAGAACTTAGGTTAGATGGTGAAGATGATGTAAGGTTTATATGGTGCGATAGTAACCTACAAAGAAAGACAATAGTAAAAAGAATGATGAGTATTGGAGCTGCTGAAGATAGACCTTTTAATTTAATAGATTAATTATGACACTATACACTTGCGAATGCGGAAAGACTAAAGAACTATCTAAGGCAACAATAGTCTATAGAGATGGTGCTTGGGTAGCAAAGGAAGCTGAATGTGAATGTGGTAAATATATGGATAGTGAACCAACAGAAGGAATACCTACACTTCAAAGAACAGAGCCTAGTCTTACTAAGAACAGAGATAAACTTTGGGCAGGAGCAAAAGAAAAGATGGTAGGCGAAAGAGGAATCAATGAATCCTTTGATTAATGAAGTTTGTGATAAAAGATAATAAAGATAAGCAAAGCCTATTTAGTTACCTAAAGGAATTAGAGAACGATTACATAGTTAGCGTAAAGAAACAAAGAAACACTCGTAGCAATATGCAGAATAGTTATTATTGGAAATGTATAGTGCAAGGACTAGCAGAAGAACTAGGATATTTTCCTGATGAAATGCACGATGTACTAAGAGCTAAGTTCTTATCAGAATATGAAATGATCAGTATTAACGATAACCAAATAGCATTAAATAAAATAGGAAGTACAACAGCTTTAAACACTAAAGCCTTTGAAGTATATACAGAACAAATAAGAGTATGGGCTATAACTGACTTAGGTATAAGGCTTATGCTTCCAAATGAATACGAGTAATTTCTATTATATATTATGGAAACAGAACAAAAGAGGACACAGGAGGGTAAAAAGAAGCTACTAGCAGCACTAGAGATGTCATTAGGTATAGTAACAGAGGCTTGTGAGAAAGCAGACGTTACAAGAAGCCGACACTATGCTTGGATGCAAAGTGATGAAGAATACAAGAAAGCTGTTGATGACATTGATAGTAAGTTTATTGACTTTGCTGAAACAAGTTTAAAGAAACAAATCAAGGAAGGTAACACAACAGCCACTACTTTCTTCCTAAGAACAAGAGGACGTAAGCGTGGGTATAATGAGAAGCAAGAAATAGACTTAACATCAGGAGATGAACGTATCAAAATAAATATAAATCTTGGTGATTAAACCTGACCTATTAGAAATCAATCCTCAATTTACACCTAAACAGAAAGAGTGCTTAAAGTATCTATTTGACAATAAGACTAAAGAGGTTTTATTTGGAGGAGCAGCAGGTGGTGGAAAGTCTTGGGTAGGTTGTAGCTACTTAATTACTATGTGCCTTCAATATCCAAAGACCAGGTACTTGATGGGAAGGTCAAAGCTAGACGCATTAAAAAAGACTACACTAAATACATTCTTTGAAGTATGCACCGAGTGGAACTTAAAAGCTATTAAGGACTACACGTTTAACGGATCAAGTAATGTGATAACCTTTTACAATGGTTCTGAGATAATATTAAAGGACTTGTTCTTATACCCATCAGACAGAAACTTTGATAGTCTAGGTTCTTTAGAAATAACAGGAGCTTTCATTGATGAAGCAAATCAAATAACTGAGAAGGCTAAGAACGTAGTAGCATCAAGACTTAGATACAAGCTTGACGAGAATGGCTTAATACCTAAGATGCTTATGACTTGCAACCCTGCAAAGAATTGGGTGTACTCAGAGTATTACAGACCTGCTCAAGACAATACAATAAAACATTACAGAAAGTTTATACAGTCTTTAGTGATAGATAACAACTACATCTCTAAGCACTATGAAACACAACTATCTCAATTAGATGAATTGAGTAAGCAAAGACTTCTATTCGGAAATTGGGAGTATGACGCAACAGCCGATAGTCTTATTGACTACAATTCTATAATGAGTATGTTTAGTCAAAAAGGAATAGAAGGTGATAAATACATAACTTGTGATGTAGCACGTTTTGGAAGTGATAAGACAGTCATAATGCTTTGGCAAGGGTTACATATTAGATATATAAGAACTATCCTTAAATCAGCTGTAAATGAGGTTGTGGACGAGATTAAGAAACTACAACAAGAGAATGGAGTGAATCTTAGGAATATTATAGTAGATGAGGACGGAGTTGGTGGTGGTGTAAAAGATTACTTAAGATGTCAAGGATTCACAAATAATGCTAGACCTATAAAAGGAGAAAACTATCAAAACCTAAAGACTCAATGTTATTACAAACTAGCAGACCAAATAAACAAAGGGCAGATAGGTGTAAGTTGTTCAGACGTAAATGTTAAGAATTACATAACTGAGGAGCTAGAACAAGTCAGAACTAAGGATGCAGATAAAGATAACAAACTACAGATAATTCCTAAAGATACTGTTAAAGCTATTCTAGGACGTTCTCCTGATTATGCTGATGCTTTAGCTATGAGAATGTTTTATGAGATAGATAGTAACTTTGGAAGGTACTATGTGCAGTAAACTAAAAACAACAAATTTCTATTATATAGTGTATGAAAGTCAAAATTAAAAAACAAGGCAAAACAGAATCGTTTAATCTTATTAATAGTTGGTCAGATGTTACTCTGTCTACTTGGCTTAAACTTATTGACTTTGAAACAGGTACAAAGACTGAAGAAGCTACTGAAACAATAGCAGCACTATCAGACATTCCTAAGAAGTTAATTAAAGAACTGTCCTTATCAGATGTTGCAGTTATAATGAGTAAGGTAGGAGAGTTACAACAAGAGCAAGACACAAAGCTTAAAAGGATTATAGAGATTAACGGAGTTGAGTACGGATTCCACCCTGACTTAGATTCTATTAGTTTAGGAGAATACGCAGACATTGAGCAGTTCATCAAGAATGGAATAGATAAACAACTTCCTGAATTGATGGCTGTACTTTACAGACCTATCAAAATAAAGAAAAGTGATACACTATATATAATTGACTCGTATGATGGAGATATTCGGCTCAGAGCTGAAGAAATGAAACAGATGTCAGCGGAACAAGTGCAAAGTGCATTGGTTTTTTTTTACACTTTAGGGAAGGTGTTGTCCGAGATTATGCCATTATATTTGATGGAGCGGCTACAGGAAATGAAGACGCAATAGCAAGTTCAGATTTTGCAAGCAAATGGGGATGGTTCGGAGTCCTCCACAGATTGTGTAATGAACAGATAGTAAATTTAGAAAGTATTACAAAGCTGAGTCTGTTAGAGTGTTTGACTTGGTTAAGTTATGAAACAGATTTGAACTCACAAAATAAAGTAAAAAGAAATGGTTAAGAATAAGACATATAATAACGTAGTAAACACCTTACTTAGATTAGGCGAGTATCA